ACTATACGTTAGTGACGTATTTGTAGCAATAGCCATTTATTTATCTCCTTGTTAAGAATTAAACATATCTTCCAAAATAGAAGCCGCATCATCGACATGGCCCGTATTTTGTAGACGCTTCATTTTAACAGTACGTTTCTTTTTATCACTATCCTGCTTCCCTCTAGGAGAACCAGCACGGACAACTCTAGGTTTGTTCTTAACTTTCTTAGATGAGATATCATTACCCTGTAAGTCATCATACTTCTTGGCTTTTAACAGAATTAATAAATGTCTGTGATCTAAGAGTGAATCAAACTCATTCTCTGCATAACCCTGGGATAGAGCAAACTCCCTAGCTTCATTCCAAATCTTTGTTTTCTGATCTGGGTCTTTCCACTCAGGTAGTTTTTCTTCTAGCTGGGCCATGTGATAGTTGGCAATTTTACCTTGCCTTTCCTCACGTTGAGCCTGGACTTGAGCATTCTGTTGGTACTGAGCTTGCTCCATCTGCTGTTGGTTAGCCGCTAACTGGGCTTGCCTTTGCTGAAGCTCGTCACGCTTGGAAAAATATTCAATGGGGTCTTCTTGTTTGAGTGTTTCCCAATCAATACTATTATACTGCTCTAATCCAGATAAAGAATGTTGTACAACTTGTGATAAAGCTGCTATGTACTGCTGACGCTCCTGTTGTAATGCTCCGATCTCAGAGTTATATTGACCATATAATTGTTCAATAGCTTTTCGACCTTCTGCCAACTCTTGCGTCTTTTTGGTGTAATCCGATTGGCGTGAATAGCCTTTCATAAGCTCGTCAAGGGTTACTTCCTGTTCTCCACCATCTACTTTGACAGCGTACAGTAGTTCCTCTTCAGCTTCTTCATCGGTTTCCTCAGATTCTTCTTCGCCTTCCGGCTCTTCTTCCTCTTCGGACTCCTCTTCAAATGATTTGTCTTCCTCTACGGGTTGAGACTCTTCCTCTTCAGTAGGTGTGGCTTCCTCAGTTTCTGGAGTTTCCCTTTCGGATTCCTCGATCTTGAGTATTGCCTCTTGTGCTTCCCATATACTGCCGGGTTGCGTTTGTTCTTCGTGTGCTTGCGGGGCTGGTTGCTTGTCCGCCATAATTAAATTCCTCTATCAGATATACGGGTGTTGCTTTTCCATCATTTTAGCCATGTGTCCAGTTTCAACTATGGACTTTAGATGACCGTCAATTTTTTCAAGCAGTCTTATTGCAAGCCATATAGATTCTCTGGCTTGCAAATCTGTCGAACCACTGTGTGACCAGCGACTCATTAAATCTTCTCTTAAAGTATCAAATGCTTCTTGTAGTAACTCATCGTTGAGGAGGCGTTTAGCGTGTTCCTCTCTTTGTTGTATGTCCAAATTTAATACACCCGACTCGTTCGCTTCGGATTCTTATACTTTTTAGCCCACTTCTCGGCAGCAGCGCGAGTCTTAAAATTTCTAGTTACACCACCATAAGTGGCTACGAAACCACCTTTTGGCCCTGGCTTCTTTCTGATTGGCATTTACGTTGCTCCTATAGCGACAGGTCTGTTCTGTTGTGATTCTAACTTGAGTTCTGCAACTTTAAGTTGCGTGTCTACAGCATCTTTCTGAGCATCCTGCTGAAGTTTCTGAGCTTTTAACTGGACTTCAGCGGATTTAATTTCTAGTTCTTTCTGCTTCACCTGCATCTCCATTTGAGCCATCTGTTGTTCTGGGGATGGTTGTGGAGGCTGTGGTGGGATCATTGCAGGATTAGTTAAGTAATCATCTACATTCTGGAATCCCATTGCCTTAACAAGTGCAGCACCTAAGTTGTACATATTCTGTACGTTGACAATAGGTAATCCACCTTTCATTGCTTCACCGGCAAACGATAACATCTGAGACAGGTGCATCATCTGCTGATCTTTATTCCCACTACCCAGTGCAACACTTACAGTGCAGTCATACTTGTCATTCCATGCGTCAGGTCGTACAGGAATCCAGTTATTACGCAGCATAACAACACGTTCACGATCCTGATACTTTAATAACAGTTCGTATATAGTACGCATTAAGTCTTTCACACCAGTTTCTGCAAAGTTCCTAGCTATAAGTTCTACACGGCTTTGTGCAGCAGTCATTACAGCATTTACAGCAGTAGCGGTTGTATGCGATGTTAATGCATTCTCATTCATGCCCTGAGACATACGGGATACACCTGCTCTGGATTCCCTTACACCATCCAGGTATTCAAGCATCTGGAATGAATAAGGCTCTAAAGGTGGTGTTACAAGAGGTGTGACGGCATTGGGTGATTTAACCCTGACTACACCGCCCGGACGTTGTGTGAGCAAATCATCTAAGTTTGCTTGTCCTTCTAATACCGCATATCTGCCGAAGTTCTGGTTGTACATATTATCCATTAGATTCCGCATCAGGGTACTTTTCATAAGCTGCAAATCCATAACAAGATCAGCAACCGACAAGCCAAAGAACTTATGTGGAATCTTTATCGGAGTAATGGATACGAATGGTATCGAATCTATCGCATCATTAGCAAGAACTTTAGAACCTACAGTACATAACTTCCTGAGTTCGGCAATACCATCATTATCATAGTCAGTTTTCAGATAACTTTCATGCAGCCAGTATTCTTTCAAAGCATCTTCAGATGCTGCATTATCATTAAACCCGAAGCTATTACTATTATCAAAATCATGCCTTGCCTGGGATTCCCCGAACAAATGCCCCATATCCTCGTCACCACCAGTTAAATCTTCTACATCAAGCGATTCATCCGGGTACATCTCTCTTAGTTCAGATAAAGTTTTCTTTACCCTATGACAGACAAATCTTGCATCCTGTATAGTCTTGGATTCTCTGGAAATCAGGAACTCAGAAGGTGGTACATTTTCAATCTTTACTTTACCATTCTTCCCTGTTCGTCTAATAACTACATCATGGAATGTAACAGCCATTTCCTGCATAGGTTGTGCGCCATACTCACCACCGCCAGAGTGGGCAGTATGCTCAACAACCTCTACTTCTTCTGGTAAGACAAGATAATTGAACTGATCGTCTGTTAAGTTCTTGTATTCTTCCCTAACAGCTTCATCATATTCTTCCCACCAGACTTTTACGATTCCGTTCTTAGATAAAAGGGCATCCGTGAACCAGGAGTAGAGTATCTCCCAACCCGGATTGTCTTTTGTAAAAACGTAATTAACGTAATCAGTTGCCTGTTCAGCCATCTGTACGTCTTCCGGGCCATGAGGAGTGAACTTTACCATCTCGTCCCCGGATGCAAATACTCGCATCAATGAAGGCTTCATCCATTCTATTGTATCTTGTACCGTGGAATCTACAAACTGACTTCTACCTTCAACCTCATTGCCGAATGGCTGACCATAGTAATACTCCATAGCGATTTCACGCTGTTTGGATATTTCATCACCATAGCCTAAAGAATCAGTGATTTCATCTCTGATCCTAGCTAGTAATTCGTCTTCAGTTATCTTTTCTTTCGCCATTAAACAATTCCATAGTTACCGTAAGCTACATCCTTTGTCCATGATGGGTCTTCTCCAGCTATAGCAAAGCGTTGTGATTGAAAAGCGTAGCGTGTTGCAGACATTAGATCATCTCGTAATGGTACAACTTTACCGCCCTTTCTATGATACATCCTGAATTCCTCAAACCAATCCGACAGGGTGCTGAATACCTTGAACTTATCATTTTCCATAGCCTGAATCATTGCCATTAAACCTTCTTCGATACTATTACCACCTTTGTTCTCTCCCAATGCAGGTGGATTAGTAAAGTGATCCAGCCTCATATTACACCCTAGATTACGATACTGGTCAGCCAGGCCGGGATTACCCATAGAATCTCGTCTATTACCGTCATGGGGATAAGCAATGGGGATAAAATGGGGTCTAGAGCGTATAACTTCCGCATGAGAAGAGGGTGACGCTTTCGACATTCTATAGCAATCATAGACATAAAATACATCCTCATCACGATCAATAGCACCCCAAACTACTGCTGTCGGATGATCCCAACCAAAATCTATTGCTGCTATTCTAGGCCAATGATCCTCTATATGTATAGGATCGACCATTAGTTTCTCTTCATTAATAGGAAATATAAGGCCAGAACCAATGGATGGTCTGCCGTATCTCCGCATCTCTCGCTCATGTGGGCTATAACTGGAGAGTATCTGCTCCATTACAAGCTCACTGAGATGACCCTGCTCTCCATTCATGGTCTGGACTTTCTCAGATGCGTCATCCCATGTAGCGTTTGTCAGGGATTGTCCTTGCTGAAGGTTATTCATGAAGGATGCAACTGTCTCAGTCATCCCCGCTTCCGGGGTAAAGGTCATATATACCATACCCTTCCTGTCAAGAGTACGGGTTACAGCCTGTGAATAGATTTCTCTGCTTGGTTCCTCATCCAACCAGATACAATCTACTGACCTGCCCTGCCATTTTTCTACACCCATCTCGTAGGCTTTGAAGAATAAAGAAGAGTTCCCACCGCTAATGTGCCTGATTAGGGCGACCGATTTGGCATTAGGAACACCGGGCTTCCGTTCAGTCTTTATTATATAGTTTTTCGGTATAGTACCGGAACCAAACGCATCCGGGTCATCAGGGGAACCCAATAGTTCAAATTGTACAATGTCTCTCGTTGTTTCGTTGGACACACCACCTGCCCATGCAACGATAGGATGGTCATACTCCCTTCCCTCCCACCAATCAGGATATATACCTGTCAGATGGTAAGATAACTCCATACTCCCGCAATAGGACTTCCCTATGCGGTTAGCAGCCATCAGGAGCCTCTGGTTTGCCTCTGAGCCACTTTTATGGAACTTCTTTTGGTAGGGGTAAGGGTCGTAGCTATTTATTCTGCTAAAGCGATTCTCAAGCTCTTCTTCAGCTAATAAGTCTTCTAATTCTTTCTCTTCTTCCTTACTAATGCTGCCTTTTCTTGAGGAGGGCATCTATCCTTTGACTCCTTTCTTCCGGGGTTCTATCAGATGTACTGGTTTCTATGCGCTCTACAGGCTTTAACCCTGCTCTGTCTAGTAGACTATTGGACGCATTCAGGCGTACAGACTCAGATTGACCTTCTCTGGCTAGAGTTTGAACAATAGCAAGATTCTCAGAAATAATCTGGGGTAGAATAGTATGTACCCTGGCAGCTATTTCATCCTGATATTGGGTCTTTAGCTTATATCCTGTCTGTTTAGCGTACTTTTCTGAATAACCAGCCTCTATTGCAGACTGTGTTGAGTTACCAGAGAGTGCATAAGTGTCTATAAACTTGCGATGTTTCTCGTTCTGTACCATATTAGTGTTTGATTATGTTGTCTATATACCCTCCCCTGAACGGGAAGGATTTATATTATAATGTAAAAAAGAAAAGGGGGTACGGGGGTTCATGGGCTTCGATTGGCAACAACACAGCAGACCCCAAGCCACCTGTTAATGTGATCCTACAAGCTCCGTGATGCCACGCCATTAGAGGTTTGTGTTATTTTTTTTGCTGTTGTTCAGACCCTTGGTTTGTGTTATTTGTTTGCCGTTGTTTCCTGTGAGCGCAGCGAATTCCTAGGTTTGTGTTGGCTGTACCGTTTGCCGTTGTTTGGATTTTCCAGGGTGCATATT